CACGGACTAAGCCATATGGAAGAACATCCCCATCTTCTTGCATGTGAATTTTCAAAGCAAAGCGGTATGGCCCTGCAAAGTCCGTTATATCCACGTCACAGCCAGTAATCCTGGCCACCCCGCGCCGGATTACTTCTGGATTAACTGGCTTAGTCCCAAGTATTTTTGCAAGAATCCTCTGCCGCCTGTATTCAAGCTGCAAGGCTTCGTCCGTCTTGATTCCATACACCCATTCCCATATCCCGATACTCCATGTGCATGTCTGGGGGTTAATTTCATCTTTCAGCCCCTCAGCCCACTTCCTCATTTCATCCCATTCCCGTCCGATTACTTCGTACATCCACAACCCAATATATGAATTGTCATAAAATCCTTTTGTTACCATCCTCAGGAACGTTTCCGCTGATGGGCTGCGGATGATTCCTTCCAGGTCAGGTCTGGACATTCAGCACCACCTCCCCTGTCACCGGGTACTGCGTTTGTGTGATGGCAATATTGCCCGTTCCACCATTCACAGTCAGCCCCGTGTAATCCTTTACGCCCGCAGTCTTTGCAAGCACAGCTCCAACTTGTACCCACCGTATATAGCCAGTGTGTTCCATGCAGTCGTTTGCCGATTCATTCCCGACCTGCAGCCAGTATCCGGCCAGATTTTCTCTGAACCGTTTCTTTACAGTGGCAATATCCTCACCATCACCCAGCAATACAGCCGCCGATATATCAATGCCTATTCCTTCCGGAGCCTGCACAGTCAGATGTGCCCCTATTGGCATCAGCCGTGCAATGTCATTATCATCTGTCCCTGCTATGTGCAAGTAAACTGCATCAAGGATCTGCTGGTTTGCCGGAAGCCCGTTGCTATCTATGATAACCAGCCGTACTGCCCCTGCGCATCTGTCATTTCCGCGCGAATCTACATAATGGAACTGTGCTGGGAGCACTGGATCATTCCACTCTGGGTCAACTATAACTTGTCCAACTGCAGGAACTTCTTTTCCCCACCGGATGTAGTCTGCATTACATCCTGTCATGGAACTGCCGTTGCGCATTGCATCCAGTACCCTTATGACGTAATCCTCGTCCTCTTCCACTTCCACACCGCCAGTCATGGCTTCATGGTTCGTTATGTAGCTGATGCCGTTCATTGGCGTAACCATCAATTTGATGGTGTCTGCCGCTACGTTTCCGAGCAGCCCACCATCTACTGCCCGGATACTGACTTCATTTGTGACCTGTCCGTTACCGTCCGGCTCTCCTTCCAGCACATGAGATTCAACTGTCTCAAATATCACGCTTGCCGTAAGGTCTGCCGGAGTTGCGAACTGGTAGCCGGACGGTATCACTGTTCCAACCGCTCCAGTAACCGATAATTTTCCGCTTGCCGGGTTTGCCGGTTTGCGGATGCAGTTTACTTTTTCACCGTGATAATCCAGCCATTCATCATAGGACCACTGAGGGAAAATCAGCTTTATGGTTTCGTTCAGCGTAAACTCAACAAACTCTGCTTTTTCCAATGCTGACGGTCTTGTGAAATCCCACGGTATGTTTCCCTGGCTTGTGTCAATGTCGTCCGGAAGATTTTCAAGCATCCTTTCGTGTATCTCGTCGGCGCTCTGATCCTGCAGGAACTCCGGCGGTTCGTATGGATAATCATATCCGTCTGGCATTTTCCGTCCACCTCCTTTGTCATGTGTTCAGCTTTGCTGTGATATTTGCCGTGTTTCCGTCTGTGCCAATTACTACGCACTCTATCCACAGGCTGTCTGCCTCCCATGTAAATTCAAAATCACGCACCTGCACAGTACGCTCCATCGGGTCTGCAAGCAGGGCTTCTGTTATCGTGCGTTCACATGCGCTTTCTGCTGCCTCTCTGTCTGGTTCGGCAAAGGCTTCCTCTGCCTCTATCCCTTCATTGTCGTTGTACGCATCATGCGCCCATCTCTGTGTCAGAATCGCTTTAGTACACCACAGCACCCATGCGTCATAGCCACTCCCATAGAGAGCCTTTCCTGCACCGTCTGTCACGAAATCGCCGGTTTCCACATCCCACATCGGGGCAGGAAGGTATTCTGATTCCTGCCCTTCTTCCTCTTCCAGTTCAGAAGGGACATCAAAAACTGGGAATAATGGTTCTGCCATGCTTCTCACCCCCTGTCAGTTATTTTTACGGCGGATCAATAACAGTTGCAGGATAAATTAAATCCACCACTACCGGATCATCACCTGCCCATGCAACAAGAACCCTGTCGCCAGGTCTGAGCCAGCGCATTTTATCAGGAACATAAATATCATGGTAATGCTTTCCATCTGGATCTTCGCTGTGGTAATGCTCGCCTTTTGTACCGTGTCCATGCGGCGGTATGACATCTGGCGGCTTGTGCTTATCTCTGTCGCTTTTCTGCCATCCGTCTTTTTTTCTCCAGTTTTCATCTTCCCACCCGGCAACCGGAGATTTCGCCTCGTCAGCCCACCAGCTCATTGTGAGCGGCTTCGCCGGATTGTATGTCAGCTGTCTGCATACTACATAATCATCCTGCGGTACCGGCCTCGGAAAACGGTTCGTAAGAAGGCTCATATCAGGCTGTATCGTGCCAAAATCAAGAACCTGCGGCTTATCACCCATATCACGCATTCTTCCCTGCAATACTCCGGCCAGCTTATTGATACCCTCATTTCCCATCGTTTCTTCCTTACCTCCTATGCATCTGATTTCCGCAGGAGCGTCATTGTCATCTGCCTTGCATCCGCATTATGGGAAACACCCAGGACATAAAACGTCCCAGACAAATTCCCTGCTGACATTTCCACAGCATCACCTTTCCGCATAAATGGAAGGTCTGGGGCAGTAACCATAATGCTCTCTTCTGGTTTTCCCCGCTCTTTTAACGTCCGCTTTGCTTCTGCTTTTGCTTTCCCTATGTCCTTGTCACCATCCCTGCGGATAACTTCCTGCAGCACACCAAATTTAAGTTTGCCATCAAGTACCGCATCCACGCTTGACCGCCCCTTGTCGTCTGCCTTTCCTATGATTTTTACCCTTGTCACAAGATTATTCATGCTCAGCTTATCGCTTGTGCTTATCGTGTTTTTGCCTTTGAACTCGTACACATCCTTATTCTGGCCATATTCATCTATTTCCAGCTTTCCGTTTTTGTATCTGGCAACGTACCGGTTCCCGGTCTGCTGTCTGACTTCCTCCAACAGCTTGATAATCATGTCGCTTATGGTTTCGCAGTTAAACACTTTTTTCTTATGTGTCAGCTTTTTTCCCCATTTGTAGGACACAGAAACACCCCAGTCACCGCAAATATTCTTGATGATGGCCGGGGTAGTATGCCCTTTAGTAAAATATTTGAAATCCTTGCTCTGCTGCAGCCGTATCATTGGATCGTAGGCTATGATGGAAAGCTCCCTGCTCTGTGAGCGTGTAAAATTCCACTCCCATATGGTGCCTTCAAACTGTTTCTTCTTGCCACTGCCCCAGCTTGCATAAATCCGTATGATGCAGTTAATTTTTAGGAGGGAACGGAGGCTTTTACTTCCTACCTTGCTGTCAGCCGCTATGCTGAGGGTAGCCTTCTGTGCCAGCTGCCCTTCTTGATCTTCCCATCCGAGCGATTGGACGGCATGATCAATCTGGTATACCGCCCCTGTCTCTGTCACAAGTTCCACATAGTAACGTAACAGTGCAACATCCACACTCACTGTTCTCCCTCCTTCCCTCTATGGTATGGCCAGCACCTGCCCCGGATATATTTTGTTCGGATTGCTGCCTATGGTTTTTTTATTGGCATTGTAGATTTTTGTATACTGTGAACCACTGCCGTAAAATCTCTGTGCTATCTTCCAGAGACAATCTCCTGACTTGACTTTGTAAGTCTGTGCCTTCGTTTTTGATGTACGCTCCGGTGCTGATGATGGTTTATCTTTCAGCTTTTTCCTGGTGCTTTTCTTTTTCTTGCTATTCTTTTTTTTCTTTTTGGCTTTCGCCTTTTTCTTTACCTTGATTTCTTTGGCCTGGATCAATGTAATACTATACTCAATATCACCATATCCGCCTGCCGGTTCCGGGCTAAAATCCTGCAGGTAGACATCACAGTTTATCGGCGTCCCTGTAACCAGCAGTCTTGCCTTAACCGGCTTGCCATTCTTTGCTTTTAGATTGGTTATCCACTTGTATATCTCGTTTGGCTTACGCCATTCCCGGACATACGGCTCATTCTTCCGCTTTTTTCCCGGCAAAGTTGCAGTCCAGCTAAAACTATCCAGCGATGTACCGCTTGGTATGCGGACATCTCCGATTGTGATAATGTTATAACTTGCAAACTGGTTCGCCTTCTTTACCGAGATTTCCTCCGGGAGCATTGGAATCCTCAATCTATCCTTTGTTTTTAGATTTGTAAGATAAATATCCATATTCTATACTCCCCATGCTTCTTTTGGTGTATTTGCGTACACCTGCTGGATTGCTGTTGCCAACTGGTATGCGATTTCATCCGTCATTCCACGGACGTTTTCCTTAATGGTTTCCACAAGGCTCTGCGTATCTGCCGCATCACCGCCGTTTATATTGATTTCAAATGTCAAATTCTGGATTGTGACAGGAACGTTCATACCGCCACCATTTCCTCCAGCTGGTACTGGTACTGGCACTGGAACAGGTTCTGGCGTATCGTCAACCGGATCTGTTGGCTCCGGCCAGTCTGTAATTCCAGGATTTTTCGGTTTGCCCGGCGTATCATTTTCTGGTTTCACAATTCCAACGATGCCGCCCTCTGCATATGGCTTCACGCCAAGCATTTTTCCGGCTTTCTCCCACAGGCTGATGCCACGTTTCCTGCGTTTTCCGGATAACGGAATAATTGCCTCTGCGCCATCCTCAGCCACAAGCCCAAGGTGTGGCCTTGTCATAATGCCTCCCTCTGCGTGTTTCTCTGTAGCTGCTGAATATCCTGCACTTGCGCTTTCTGCTGCTCCACTCAGGAACCCGGCCACTTTGTCTTTCAGGCTGCCAAAGAATCCAGTCACTTTCTCCTTGATTCCAGAGAAAAATCCTGATATGCCATCGGAAATGGAACTGACTGCTCCCGGTATTGTCTCAGTGAAGAAGCCAAGAACTCCGTTCCATATTTCTTCTACTTTCCCAGGTACGGTTTCCGTGAAAAATGTCTTTAGCGTTGTTCCGATTGTCTCCAGAGTTTCCGGCACTGTTTCAGTAAAAAATCCCGTTATCCCTTCCCACATCTGCGTGAAAAATTGCGGAACGGTTTCTGTAAAGAATATTGTTAATGCATTGCCAACCGTCTCTAACGCTGACGGCACCGTTTCCGTAAAGAACCCGGTTACTCCTTCCCATAATCCAATAAAAAACTCTGGTACACTTACTGTAAAGAAATTTGTAATTGCCGCCCCTGCCGCCGATACAGCCGCAGGCACCGTTTCTGTAAAGAACCCTGATATTCCTGTCCATAGCTCTTCAAACTTCTGTGGAACGGTTTCTGTAAAGAAAACTGACACTTTCCCGGCCGCATATCCAAGAGCGTATGGTATCTGCTCTGTGAACAGGCTTTCCAATCCATCTTTGAACTCTCCGAACTTCTCTGGTATTGTCTCAGTGAAGAATCCAGTCACTTTTTCTTTTGCGCCATTTACTGCGTTTGGCACGGACTCCGTAAAGAACCCTTTTGCGCCTTCTGTAAATTCACCGAATTTCTCCGGAACGGTTTCTGTGAAAAAACCTTTAATTGCCCCACCAGCTTTAGAAAGCCCTTTGGCAATGTTTGAACCGCCGATTGCTGCGCCTGCCGCTCCTACCGCTGCGCCTATTCCTGCACCCTTTAAGGCGCCTCCTCCTACGTCCAGAGCTTTCTTTCCCGCCCCTTCTTTACCGAGGATGCCATCACCAGTACCTCCAAGTGCTGCACCTACTCCAGATGCCACTTTATTGCCGGTACCTCTCGAACCAGTCCACTCTTCTGCCTTTCCTGTGCCATGATATGCGTCAACGCCCATTTCAACAGCCGATGTTACCGCTGCGAGTGGAACCGCTGCCTTTGAGGCTAATTTCCCAACCTTTGAGGCTACAGCAGCCACTTTGGACATGCCTTTAGAGGATGCAGAAGATACCTTAGACGCACCACTGGCTAATTTTGTCCCAAGCTGCGTCCCTTTACCAAGCGCACCATTCTGTGCCATTGCGAGCGCACTCTGCGCAGCAGATCCACCACCCTTTGCCGCTTTTGCAATCTGTATACCATCAGAAACACCAGATGCTTTAGCGATAGCGCTGCCGATTCCTTTAGCGCCTTTCACGATAGCCTTGCCGCCTTTGTACACTTTATGAACTTTCGAGCCGACCTTTAATGCACCCATTCCAAGGATTCCAGCCGACAATCCACTTGTACTGCTTGCCTCTTTTCCTCCAGGCAGGAGTGTAGCTGCGTCTGAAACAAGCCCCTTCATTCCATCC